ACATTTTTCATAATAAGTGATTTTAGTCGTTGTTTGTTTTGTTTTACATTGTAAATATAAAAACTTTTTTTCAATTACAAAAAATATTTTCAGAAAAAAATAAAAAAAATCCCCGCGCCTAATTAAAGACAACGGGGAAGCAAACAAGGAAAGGGGAATCGTTTATTCGTATCTTTCGTACGTTGTGCTTGATATATCTGTCGTGAATTGATCCGGCAAAGTCATTGTTACATTGTATCGGTTTCCTTTTACATCGTATCGCATTGAATCAATTACACATCCATCGGTATCATCAAATGAAACAATGATCCGGTTGGTGTAAAACATAGGCGTTGAACTAGACGTGTTTTTGTAAAGCGTGCCTTCATATCGCTTTTTAAATGCGCGGTAATCATTTACAACTTCGAGCATCAAAAGTTCTTCTAGGGCAAAAGTTGAAGTATCGCCGGTGCGTTCGTAAACGCCTGAAAAGGAACCCATATAACCGGTTCCGTTCAGCTTGTTCGTTAGAATATTCTTTTCGCTTTCATAAACGCCGGTAATATTGTCGTTGGTGCTTCGCTTTTCAAGTTCGTAATCGCCTTCGATATTTAGCTTTTCCGCCAAATAAAAGTTATCGATATAGTGTTTAACGTAATTACCAACACCCGTTCCGGAACCTTGTTGAATCTTATTCAAGATTACTATCATATCCGGATCGTTTGTGGTTGTATCGTTCGTATAAGGTTTAACATCAAATTTTGTTGTACCCCAAGAATTGACCGTTGAAGTTGAAACAAACTTGATATGGTCATCCGTTGGCGATGAAGTTTCATCCCATTCGTCAGTTGTAAAATTGTAATATTCGTATGGTAATGATCCATCAATATCAGCGATCACCTTTACGCCAAAACGATATGTTTCTTCGGAACCATCGTTTTCGATATAATAACTAAACCCAACTTCCATATTCTTGTTTTGTTGGATTGAATTGTATTCTTTAGGGATTGCAATGCTTTGAACATCCGCGCCAGTCGAATCGATATCGTTAGTGTGCAAATATTTTCCGGCACTTGCCGCCTTTACATCGTATGAAGCATCCGAAACGATTGCATTGTATTTACCGCTTGACGGTGATTGCACCGACCATTCGTGGGTTCCATATAAGAAATGCGGATTTGAATTAATTATTTTTTTGTCGTCAAGATCAACCTTGTAAATTGATTTTTTAATTGGGCGCAAATATTCCACCATTAAATCCTTGTTCAACGGAACTAAATCTGAAGGGATTGATAAATCACCTGAACCTCCGTAATTAGTGTTTGATACCACAAACCATTGACCATCGGATTGAAATACCTTTGAATTGGTCGCTTGCAAAATAGCTTGAAGTATTTGTTTGCTATTTCGATAAGTTAGCTTCTTGGTCATCAAGCCAAATTCATTCAATACAATATCATTAAAAAGCGTATTTACTGCGCTTCCTGACTTATGAATATCGTGGCGAATTGTTACCGAAAAACCAAGATCGGTTTGCGCCAATATATTTGAAATATAGTGATAAGCCGTATCGGTGTTACTTGTATTCGATGCGTTAGAAGTTGGCGCATCAAAGGCATCTAAACTTCCCAGTCCGTCGGTTGCTTTTAAAGCGATCTGATAAGGTGTTGTTGTAATTGCTTCCTTGTACCCATCGGCAACCAAAAAACCTTCCCAGTACGTCGAATACGAACTTCCGTTGTGATACGATACGCGAATCTTAAAAGTACGTTCATCAAAAGTGTGAAAGGAATCGTAAGTAACTGTATCGGTAACCATAAGGTTTAACGTACAAGTTGATCCGACGATATGATTGTATTCGTCATCGTTTGCCTTGTAATCGATTTCAACGGGTATGCCCGTTCCGATCATAGGTAAAACGCTTCCAATATAGTTGTCGCGAAGTATTTCCACCTTGCGTAAATTCCCCTTTACATCGGAAAATTCAAGCCGATATTTTACGTTGTATGCCATTAACTAGTTCGATTTCTTTGCTTTTCTGCGCGTTCAAGTGATACCAATAAATCTTCACCGCGAAGTCTAAATTCGCCACCAACTTGAACTTGTTTTTGTCCGGCAGTATCGCCAAGGATTGATTTTAATCGGTCAAGCGGTGCAATAACTTCAGGGTTTGATCTTGCGCCTGCATATTCACCAACAAGTCCAAGTGTGGGTGAAGAAACAATTCCACCGTTTGCAAACTTAACCCCTGACATTGCGCCAAATAAATTTTTAAAACCGGTATCACCTTTTGCGAATCCCATTCCGCCAATATTTAATCCGCCTAAAATAAATGATAAGACTGCCGCCGCCATAGCCGCTGCCATTAATCGTTTTACTAAATCCATAATCATTCGCCCTAACGCCTTTAAAGGGTTTTCACCTTCTAGCATTGCGTTAAATGCGCCTTGTAAAGCGTTTCCTATTGATTCGGCGTGTGCTTGAACGGTATCCCTTAAAACATCCATTGCGGTACGAACCTTTTCGATTGCACCCGTAGCTGAAGTTTGACCACCTTCGCCACCTTCCGAATCGCCACCTTCACCGCTAACGCCTTCTGAAATACCAAGCGAAAAAGTTTTACCTAACTTTTTACCTAATTCTTTAAGATATTCCTGAACACCAGTAACGGCGTTGTCAATATCTTCTTCGGACAATAAAGGAATTGGTTTTGCGTTTTTAGCATTTTCCAATCCTTTACTAAAGTTGTCGTATAAAATTTTACCTGCATCCGCTACGGTTGCCGAAGCTTCAGAAACTATTGTTTTGATCGAGTTTATTGCCGATCCAAAACCTTCGGTAATACCTTCTTCAATTAAATCTGTATCAAGGGTAAATACCCCTTTGATCACCTTACCAAGTGATTTAAATTGATTTAAAATGTTTTCTCCAACGGCTTTAATAATTGTCCAAAGACCCTGAAAAACTCGTTTACCTACATCAAAAACCGATTTAAATATTGCGCCAATACTTTGTATTAATATCCTAAAACCAAGGGATTCATTATAAAGGTCAATAACATAATTGGTAACCTCTACAATCGTCTTTTTTACTGTTCCCCAGTTTTTATAAACGGCATAACCAACTGCGGCAAATGCGGCAATTACTAAACCAATAGGCGATAATAAAGCGCCAAGAACTGAAGCAACCGTACCTAATAAACTAATTATTGTAGGCAATACTAAAATTAAAGCACCTCCGGCAAGAACTAAACCTTGAACCATCGGGTTTAGATTTTTAAACCGATCAAATAACCCTTTAAGGAATCCGGTCAGCTTTTGTACAAATGGAAGTATTGCGGTTAGTATTGTGCTTCCTAAATCGGTAAACGAAACCTTTAAAGTATTTAGCGCCTTTTGTAATTTAAAACTTGCGCTTTCTTCAACCTTTGCGAATGCATCTGCCGTAAATCCGGCGGTGTCATTCATATTGTCAAAGATTTTTCTTGTAGATTCAAAACCTGCGCCTAATAAATCTAAAACCCCGCGCATTGCACGTTGAGGGCCGATAGCAAGTTCAAATGCTTCAGCATTTTCAAGGGATGCTTCTTTTAAAGTTTGAAATACTGAAAGAAGTCCTTTTTCTTTAATTTGTTGTCTTAATTCCTGCGTTGAAAGTCCAAGCTGATCAAAAGCGCCTTTAGCCGCTTCAGTTGGTTTCATTATGGCAGTCATAATTGCGTTTAACTGCGTTGCGGCTTCATTCGCATTTGTTCCAGTCCTAGACATTGCGGCAAACGCGGCACCTACTTCGTGAAATTCAACACCCATATTTGATGCCATAGGTAAAACCCTACCCATCGCACCGGAAAGTTCACTAGCTTCGAGTTTACCTTCACGAACGGCGGCACCTAAAACATCGGTTGCACCCGAAGCTGAAAGTGTTTCCGAACCGTAAGCGTTCATTGCTGACGTTGCTAAATCGGCAACGGTCTTTGCATCGCCTAAACCTATTGAAGCTGATTTTAAAGAAGCTGATAAAACCTGCATCGCTTCTTCGCCTCGTAAACCTGCGGAAGTAATAAAAAACAAAGATTCTGCGGCGGCGGTTGCGGATTGACCAGTATCAAGCGCCATCTTCTTTGCTTCTTCGCCCATCTTTGCAACCTTATCGCCGGCAATACCTACTAACGATTCGATTTGGGTCATAGACTTATCAAAGTCCACCGCAAGTTTTACTGCGGCGCCACCTGCAAGCGCTAAAGGAAGTTGTATTGTTTTAAGTGAAGAACCGACTGATTTGGCTTTTGCACCGAAGGATTTTAATTGGTTGGATGCGGTATTCATCCCTTTTGTAAATCCTGCGGTAACCGCTAACAACCGAACCCTTAAATTCTGATCCGCCATTGAATATGTTTTGGATCAAATTTACGAAAATTTTATCCCTTGGATTTTAGCTTGTTTAGCTTGTCCACAAAGGCTTCGTATTGTTCCTTTGTAGATTTCGGTTTGCCCTTCTCTAAATAAACATCTTGTGGTAATGGGAAAAGTTTATCCGGCGCAATCATATTAGATTTTTTTTGCGCATTTACATTGACTAACATTGATGCTAGATATCGTGTTTGTTCCCACGATATGTTCATTCGGATCATATACGATTCGCCTAGTAGTTGGTTTTCTTTCCAAGTGTTACCCCAAAATTCATTCGGGTTAATCCCAACCTGCCCGATATAGTAATCAAGTAGTGTTTCCCAGTCAAGTTGGGAGTTTACTTTCCCGCCTTTGTAGTGTTTTTTACATTCCTTTCGATTCCCATATTTAAGGAATTACCAAGAATGCGCGATTCGGTCATCGCTTCAATGATCTTTTCAAGTTCGTCAGCTTGTAAATCTTCAAGCCAAGCGCCAACGGTAAACTGATTGTAATCCGGTTCAATTCCGTTTTCTTGATCGTTCGCTAAAAGGGCGGCATAGATTAAAGTACGGATATTTGATAACGAAACACCGCCCGCAAAAACGTCGCCGATTTGTTCAAGGGATATCCCAAGAATATCGGTGAAGTTTGCCCAAAAGTTCATTGAAAAGTGCATTGTGCGGTTTTTACCGCCCAACTTTGTTGTGTAGTAGCCACGTTTCCTTGTTGCCATAAGTAGTATATATTAGGCGCCGAATCCCCTAATTCAGCGCCGTTATAATTTATGCGTTTGTAGAAGTAGTGATCGCACCAGTAATGGTAATCGTACCGCTATAAGATACCGGTGATTCCATTTCGGCAGAAACTTCGATCGCAGAAATGAAACCTTCACCTTCGTAAATAGTATCACCTGAAGCGGCAGTTCCAAAAGACCAGTCCACCTTATTACGA